GGGTTCCAATCACCTCAATTCTATTGATCTTTCAACTTCTAGTGGTTATCCCTATGTTTTATATAGGAAACAACCAGGAAAGAAGGATTTGATGGATTTTGTTGATATGGGGGGTGGTGAAGCCATTCACTATACCAAGGGATTCTTTCGCGAATTGAAAGCAGAAGAATTAAAATTGCAACGTGGGAAAGTTCCTTTTTATATCTTCACAGCTTCATTGAAAGATGAGCGTCGAGATATAGCTAAGGTTGTTCAAGGGAAAACGCGCATGTTTTCGGCAGGTAACGCGATGTTATTGGTGTTGTGCCGCCGCTATTATGGTGGTTTTATAGCCTTCCTAACTGCAAATTCCGCCAAATTGGGTTCTAAAGTTGGTGCCAATCTGTGTGGATCGGATTTTGCCAAAATCTATGCTTTCTGTACAGCAGGGGTTACTAAGGAGGAATCCTTGCATAATTGGCTGCACGGAGATTTTTCCTCCTATGATATATCGCTATCTTCGATGTTAATTGAACGATTCTTTATAGCTGCATGCAATTGGTATGAACGTCACAAGAAATATGATCCTGATTTCGAACAGAGTCAATTGGTGAGAAAATCCCTTTCTAAGTGCTTTGATGGTCCAGTCCATATTATGGGTAGAGTCCTATTGAGTTTTGGAAAAGGCAATACCAGTGGTAATTTTGCTACAGTCCATATAAATGGATACATCAATGAGTTGACTCATAGATATATCTATTATAAATTGGCACAGCAGCATGGTACCAATCCACTTTCTTTCAGTGAACACGTAAAATTGGTCACGTATGGAGATGATTCTATGGGAGTTGTTAAAGATTCTGTCAAAGAATGGTATAACGGTGAAACTATAGCGCCTATATACAAGAAAGATTTTGGTATGGTTTATACGAATGCTAATAAGGGAACAGATTTGACTCTCGTTGGGAGAAATGCTGTATCTTTTTGTAAGCGCAAGTTTTACTTTCACACCGATTTAAATATGGTTGTGGGAACAATGAACGTAGACGACATTCTTGAGATTACTAATTGGATCAAAGAGTGTGGCGACTACGAAGCGGC